ACATGTACCGACGGTGGTTTCTCGATTATATCCACTGATTTGATCTTATTAGACATATATACTTAGAGTATAACTATACTTAGTTGAGTACCTTCTCTATCATTGCATTGAGATATGACTCCGGAGCAATACGAATATGCTCAAAGCCTCGGATGATTAACCGATAAGCTGGGTCTGATTCGGACATGGAGAACCTAGCGGCTACCTGCTCCGGTGAGGCACTGCCTGCCCTGACGCTACGGACCACCCAATCCCGGTAACTGGGCGGTATCATGCGCAATGCGTACTCTAGGTCTTCCATGAGATGCGGTTTCTTGGAGCGGTAATGCCCCTAGGAGGCGTTTTGATCTTTAGTGAGGGTCACCATAGCGCAACTCATCTCCTAGGGGCTCCTTGAGGCTTAGAACAGGTCGTCGGCTACGGGCTGGGTTCCGCCGGTGGGATGACCTTGTGAACGGGGTGCCTTGGTCGAGTGCTTCCAGCTCCCGATGATCGGTCCACGTTCACCTCGATCACGGGCCTCCTTGGAGACACCTTGGACAACGAAGCCATCATTGCCGTACTTATCCGGTCCGCTCTTGGATTCCAGAAGGGTTACTTCGAGGAACTTACCGGTCTTACCTTCGTACAGATACTGTTTATCAACTTTGCTGACGTTAATATTGCATCTAATCATATTATGTTATGTTTGTTTGTTTACGAATCCTGCAACAGCGCAGGTTCAAATCTACAATAAGCACCTTCGTAGTGGCATGTCACCAGTCCACACTCGCCGTCTCGTTGCTTTGCGATTGAGATAGTGGCTTCACCTCTTGGTTCGACTCGGTTGCGGTCTAGGAGGAGGACTGTGTCTGCGTCTCGTTCGATTTGTCCGGAGTCTGCTAGGTCACTGAGTCTTGGCTTACGTCCCTTCTCCTTCTCTGATTCACGGTTGAGCTGTGCGAGAGCCAACATAGCCACTCCGGTTGAAGCTGCACAAGCCTTCAGCGTTCCGGATACCTCGGCTACCTCGTAGGTTCGCTTCTCGTAGCGTCCACTGGCTCCGATCTTTTGGAGATAGTCCACGATGACCAGCTTGATGCCATGCTTCCGGACAGCTCGTCGGATGGCTGAGGTTACCGTTCCGATCTTAGCCCCAGCGGATAGGTCTAAAAAGTGGATCGGTGAGTTCTTGATCTTGATGTTTGCCGCTTGGATCCGGGCCATGTCGTTGTCCTTGAGCTGACCCGTCTTGATCGACTGCATGGGTACACCTGAGACACAAGAGACGAGGCGTCTGGTGATGGCGTTGGTGGACATCTCGCAGGAGACGAACAGGGTGGGAACTTTGTGCAGCACCGTAGCGTTTGCCACTATGGAGGTGCCCATGGCTGTCTTGCCGATGCTGGGACGTGCGGCGACCAAGGTAAGCTCGCGGTATTGCAGGCCATCGAGCATGGAATCGAGCTTGGGGATGCCAGTCGGCACGCCGCTTAGTTCGCCATTGCGATTCCAACGCTCCTGTGTGGCCTCGATGAAGCTGACGATGGCATCCTTGGCACTGCAGGAGTCGGTTTGTGGCGTCGAGTCTAGGACCATGCCGGACTCCACCTGCTTGAGCACCTCGTCGATGCTCACCGCTGAGTTCCCGGAGCCTTCGATGATCTTGGAACCCAATTCCCGCAGCTTACGGCGTAGATGCGCCTCGCGTATGTTGTCGGCGAAGTAGGTGACCATGCTGCTGGAGGGACACGCACAGATGGCTTCTGCCCAAGCTGCGGTTGGGATCGGAAGGCTGCCGTGGGCCTTGTTCCACTCCTTGGTGAGCCTCTCCACGGACGCCGGTTGGTTCTGTCGCACCAGTCCGGCTATAAGCTCCAGCGTGAACCTGACGTCCTCGTTGACCAGCATCTCCGGTTGAACCAAGGAGACCACCTCGGAGGCCACGTCCGTGTCGCCGGAGAGACATGCCCCTAGGATTCCCAGCTCATCCTTTGGCGCAAAGTAGGCGTCCGTGTTCATCCCATGGCCTCCATGAGGGCAATTTGCTCCGCCGTGTACTTGCTGGTGTCAGGGGTGTGGCGTTGGAAGACCTGAGGCGTGCTTGCCTTCCCACGCGCTTTGTCGATCTCGCCGTTCCAGTTGTTCAGCAGGGTGAACGGATCTCGGCGAAGGTATGGGTCACCCGACAGATACCATCGCTCCAGAGCGTCGATGTCCTCGGGTGGAGTGTTCAGCTTCAGGACAGCCTTCAGTGCCCGGGTCTCCTTCTCGCTCCACTTGGTCGTTGGCCTACGCTTGAACCAAGAGCCGATGCGTAGCCTGAGAGTCTCAACGTCTGGATCTTCATCGGAGCCCGTATGGTTTAGAGTATTACTAGGAGACGGAGACGGAGAGCATGCTTCTGGCATATGCGGTGGCATCTCTTTGGCATCTGGGTTGGCATTGCCGTGCCACCGTAAATTGGCGTTTTCTGTCTGCTTCTTCCTGTATGACGCCTGTTTCTGCCTCTCTTTCTCAAGCCTAGCGTTCCTCATGCATCCGTCGGCATCCTTCTCGAACTTCTCTTGGCATATGGCTTGGGAATGCGGTGGCATTGCCAGAGTAATGCGATCGAAGTCTGTTTGACTGACGTAACCCTTTGACCATTGGACGCAGAGGAGGGCTATGTAAGCTCCGCGCTCCTCGTTGGTCATCGTCATCGTCCCGGACAGGAAGTCGTCCGCATAGAACTGGAACGCCGGTGATCTCTTCTTCTCGCTCATGGTATGAAACAAAAACCCCAGTCCAACCAACAACGTTCACACAGGCGCACCGTGGAACCCATTGGGAACCACTTACCTTCGTTGCTGGCTGGACTGGGGATTCTGGTTGTCATGGTGCTCGGGGTGTGAATCCCGGTCCCTTACGCAAGGGACATTGCTGACGTACTAGCGGCGCATCAGGTTGTCAATCTGTGCGTCCGTGAGCTGGTACTTGGGAGGCTGGATCCACCCGTTGAGGATTGCCCGGTAGACGAGCTTGGGCGCAGCTTCGAGCAGCTCCCTTACTTCCGCGTCCGAGAGCTTTGGGTCGCCTTGGACTTCGTTGCCTCGCTTTTTGCTATGTAGTGCCATGTTGGATAGACCCCTCGTTTCTCTGTCTTGATCCGGAATTGTTTTGCTGCGATCAGCCCAGCCTCCACGCCTCGCTTCAAAAGTCGATTGGCCTGCGTCCGGGACAGCCCCCACTCGATAGCGTATTCATCTGCGGTCATCCAGCCCGGAAGCACAGGCTCCGACCGATTGCTGACCGCATCCCGCAAGGATTTCAGAAGCTGGGCAGAGTCCATTGGGTCTCATGTTGGGGCCACTGGTGGAGATACAGTTGCGCTGATGTATCCGTGTACTCCCCGAATACGATGCCATGACTCCATGCCAAGGTTGAGCGGCGGCGATGAGCGTACTCCATGGCAGGAAGATCGGCCAGCGTTCCGGGGGACAGCGCGACCGGATTGTCACTCCGGCGACCGTAAGCGATACCAGCCCGGTGGGCATGAGCCACGACAACATTCCCAAAGGTCTCGGCAGAGTCTCTGAGATAATTCTCTCCATAGAGCACCCCATGGCCCCAACTGAACCCTCCAAGTTTGAACCAACAGTCTGGTAGGACTCCATACTTCAGGATCTTGACCCGGCAATGCTTCTCGATTGGGGCCATCATCTTCTCCCAAACCGCCTCAGCGAAGCCACGGATGACCGCGTTGTGATGGTTCAGGTATTGTCGTGCACGCTCGTCGTGGTTGCCGATGGTGAACACTGTGGGCTTGAGCTGATTGAGGAACTTTGCGCCTTCACCGATGTCATCGAGGTAGTCGTCGGCTGCATCCGCTTGGTTAGGGTTGCCCAATGATCCTGCCCGGAGTGCAGCCAGATCGTAGGCATCACCCAGATGGATCACCTCATGCGGCTTGTAGCGTTCCCGGAAGCGCAGCACCGCCTCCAGCGCCTTGGGATTTGCTCTGGACCCGTGGGAACAGCCGATGGCCATCACCCTTTTCCGGGCCTTGCTGATGTTCACGAGCAGTTGTATTCAGGATTGGCAAGCGTTTTTCAACGTTATTCAGGGAAGCCGTAGCATTCTTGAATAGCGGAGCATACGAAATGATAGATCTCTTCCAGCGCCTGCTCAGTGTTCTGGTAGTTGTGTCCGTGCTTCACCCTAGACCTGAGCATCTCTCGGATCTCATCTAATGTGATCTTGTACTCGAGAGCATGAATTGCGTGGTAGTGCAGGTTGCTCTCGTCTGGCAGGTTGAACGTCAGGGTCGCTTGCATGATGTTTCTTGTATTGTTCGATTTCTTCTAAGGCTATTTTGATTGCTAACGGAGTCGGTTCCTCGGCACCGCATAGGATGCCAAGCCGCTCCTGCAGTCGGTACTGGATCTCGATGTCCAGCTCGGTCACGGCACCCTCCGCAGTTTCACGGAGTCTCCCTCCGGTATCACCACCGCAGCACGCAGCACGCAGGCATTGGTGACGAGGATGGGTGTTTTGTAGAGCGCAGACAGTGCCGTGGGTTCTTTGCCATCTAGCGTGTAGCGCACCGGCAGGTTGCCCAGCGAGCAGACCAGACGGATCTGGCTAGGGCCACGGATGTCCACGGTGTCCCCGCGCACCTCTGTATTGTTCGCGAAGATCCGGATGACTCGCTGCCAGCGTACCTTGTAGAGCGCAGAGTGGCCGCTGGTGCTCTCCACGCGATACGTTCCGGCGTCGGCCTCCTGTGCGGCTGGGATCTCAAGGACCCGGTTGGTAGCGCCGGGGATAGGGTGGCCACCCAGAGACCACTGGTAGTCCTCGGCGGTGTGGGGTGCCTCCAGACGCAGCGGCAGGTTCTCCAGCGCGATCTGGGCAGACACGGAGAATGCAACGCAACTGACGAGTATTCCTCGGATGTTCATTCCACAGGCTCCATGTTCACGAATCCCAACCGCCCATCCTCGATAGCCATGCCGCAACCATTGCGTCTGCAATACAGCTCCAGCATGTCGTAGATCTCTCGGCCCTGATCGTGACCCAGCCTCGCCTGCAGCAGACCCTTGAGCGTGAGCCTGTACACTTCCTCCTGCTCGCTACACTGCGCGTCTGTATCGTTCATGTGTAATGAATACTTACCTGTTTTTGTTACCGGACTCCTTCTCCAACTGCTGAATCCGGCGCAGCAGCTTGTTGAGTTCTCGGACTATTCCTATCGGAGCGATGTCCCTGAGCCTCGTGCGGTAGTCTGGACTGAAGATCGAGAACCCATGTCTAGGAGGGCAGTTGGGGTACTTCTCTATCGTGTACTTCATGGCTTGGCCTCCACGATTCGCAGCACCTCACCCAGCGCCTTGGCGTCTGCGGCGTGTTCTGACTTGGTCTCCTTTGGATCCGTCCACCGCTCTCCTGTGAGCAGCGCCTCCAACTCCTCGATGCGTTCCTTGGCCTTCTCCAATTCATCGGCTAGTCTGTGCGCGAAATCCGCGTCTACCACCCAGACTCCCGGGCGTGTCTGATATTCCCTTACGGTTACTCGTTCGCTCATCTAGTGCCCCTCCTGTAGCGGTTGATGGTGGTCTGTGAGACTCCTAGTTTTGCCGCCGCTTCTGCTGCAGACACCTCAGCAGGCAACGCTCGGATCTTGTCCGCGATGTGCTTGGCGATGCTTGGCCTGCCGATCTTGCTGGGTTTGTAGCCAACCGGGTTACGCAGCTCGGCCAGCTCCTGTTCCATGCGACGAGCCTCGGCGATCAGGGACGGCATCGGCAACTCTCGGCCCAGCAGCCTGAAGGTGTGGTTGTCTGTGCGTGGTGTCATGCTCCGATCCTCCCAAGTGCGTATCCCAATGTCATCAGTGCCACTACTCCCCAGAGTATCAGGGCCATCTTCAGGTTCTGGTTCATTTCTTCTTCCCCCGTGTGTTCTTGTTGCGTTTGAAGGACAGTTTGCTGCGGTGCTCGAAGGCTTTGAGTTCCTCAGCAAAGGCTGGGTCGGTCAGGCCACGGCGTTGCAGCCAAGCCTTGTACTTCGCGTTCATGTACTCTTGAGAGATCATGGGCTCCGCAGGGAGGGAGTCTGTGATCTGCATGGATGGTGGTCGTTGTCTCATGGTGTTTGTGTTGTGGTGCGCTGCAAAGTTGGTAGGTGATGTACCCCCCTCAGAAGTCGAGGCCGCTGATAGCTTTGACGTTTTTCTTCCAGTTGCGGTTGCCGATGGGATCCGCCGACTTGGGGCAGTAGCGGTCGGCGAGGAAGTCGAGGAACTTGCCGGGCTTGCCAGCAGCCTCCCAGCGACGGTGGTTGTTGCGGATTGTGTTCAGGCAGACCTTTCTGGCTTCAGCAGCATTGGCGACTTTGACCGACAGGATTCCGTAGGGAGCCTTGGCTTTGGAACCACCCTCCACTCGATAGATGGCGTCAGCGATGCGGTTGGCGTCGAGAGCGAGAGCCTTAGAGGCGAGGACGACGAACAGGACGAGATACTGGATAAGATACATTGGAGTTACTGGTTAAAATGTTACTGGTTAAACTAAGTCCGCGTTTGTCGGATGCGCGGCCCCCGTTTGAAATCTTAGGCGATCTGATCGAGCCAGCGGTGCATCTTAACGATGGCCTTTTGCTCAAACTCAACAGCGCGTCCACTGATGGGGTTGCCGAGATACTGCGGGTCACCATCGCACCAGATGTACGACTCTGGGCAGGAAGCTCCACAGTCGCGCAGGATCCTGCGGAAGATGATGTCGGACTCTGAGATCAGCGTGTATGTCATGTTCTTGTTAAGTTACTTGTTGTTGTTGGTTACTTGCTACGGGGAATAGTTAACCACATGTCCGACGTCTCGTCTACAGAAAAATACAGAAATCTTTCAGCACCATTCTGACCAGTGTTTACGGGCCTTCCGTGCGTGTCAGGACTGTGAAACCTTGCGGAACTTGGCCTGAAACTCAGCCGTCCTGCGGATGTAGAGCTTTCCGTTTCGCTCGTAGACCGTGGCCTTCTCCTTCATCTCGCCCACCCTTAGCTCCGCCTCGCCCCACACGTCCACCACGGTTGACGGCTTTGTCTTGCATTCCCAGAAGTCGTTCTTCGTTTTCATCCAGTCTATTCAGCAGGAAGTTGATCGTGTCCTTGAGACGCTCGTTCTCGTTGCTCAGAGCCATGACCATAGCGGTCAGCGAGTCGATCCGAGAGGCAGCGTCCACGCCTCACTGTAAGTTAAAGAAACACCCCGGCACCAGCCCGTAAGCTGCTTTAGGTCCACCTAGGAGGGGTAAAGAACCATGCCGGGGTCACGTATCACACGATACGCTAAAGTGTACGCGTGGTCAGGTATGCGCGTCCCACCTATGCAACCAACCATCTACCTAACGTCCCCCACCCAGAACAAAGTGGAGGACAAGAACTGCATCAGCCGTGGCCAGCGTGATGTCAAGGCTAGGGTACAGCTCTTCGGCTTTGCCCCTTAGCTTGCGCTTCCATTGGGCCTGCGTATCGACCGACTTGCGGCCACCCAACCCAAGCGGCTCCTGCCAGACCTTTGGTGGAACCCGATGCAGGGAATAGCCAAGAGCCACTGCCGCACCCTCGACCCTGCCAACGTTCTGGAACAGGACTGCAGTAGTGCTGCTTGGGATGTTGCGTCCAGTGAACTTCGGGACCTCCTCGATCCAGAGTTCCGCGTCCGCCGTCTTGTAGGTCCGCAACAGCCCCACCAGTGCAGGAAGGCTGTCCGGCATAGGCTGCAGCCAGATGGATCCGCCGCAGTCACGTATGGCAAGGCCACCAGAAGCGCCGGGATCGACCGCTACGAGCGTTTTCAAGCGCGATCCTTGGCTAGGTAGGTGGACGCAGGCCGGTGCTTAATCAAGCCAGCCAGCCGTTCGTCGATGCGGTTCTCAGCGTCCTTGCGGGTAAGCCCCTGCGCCTGCATGGCCTCGATGAGCTTGGGTATCGACAGCTTGCAGGCACCGATGAACGCCTCGGAGGACAGACCGGACCTGCCGAACGCCTCGTTGATCTGCTCCGGAGCTATCTCGCGACTACCAGCCCTGCTCTTGAGTGAGTAGCCCGGGATGTCCACGCCTTCCTTCACGGCCAGCGTGCAGTACTCTTTGACCTCCTCGGCCCACTTGGCAGCTACCGTGGCGAGGTTCATGGCCTTGGCCAACGACTCAGGTGATGCCACCGACAGGTCGTCGATCTGCACCATTTCATAGCCGTCAGCGACCTTGTTGATTTCAGCCAGCCGCACCTTGCAATAGGTACTATGCTTGCACCACCCGCAGTAGTCCGAGATCCGACACTTGGTGGTTGGGTCGTTCACCGCATCGAGGATCGGATAGACGATAGCCTCGGCCTGCTCCCGGGTGATAGTGTAACGGCTGGCAATGCGCTTTTCACCGTACATCAGGTGGACGATGATCTCCTTGTGGCCATGCGCCTGCATCAACCCCAGCGCGTAGGCCGCCATCTGCTCCGCGTAGTTGCGCTCGACCCATTTCAGATCGAACAATTGGTTGCCAACCACGACGTCCGCAGTGCCTTGTAGGACCACCTTCCCGTCACGCAGGATGTCCACGGGCAGTTCAGACTGAATCTGTGAGCCCATAATGATCCTCGCATGGACATAGGCATAGGCCCACTCTACAGCCTCGCGCTCCACATCGGGCAGCATCGAGACCAGTGCGGTCTTGCCTGCGAACATCTCGGACAGTGCCAGATGCCGGTCGGTTCCAGCCTCGGTTGCAGCCGTAGGAGGACCGGGTTCGTACCGGGGCGACTTCGCCAGCGCCGGTAGAGCAGAAGGACGTGCCGTAAATGTCATGCGGCCTCCGTGGTCTTGTGTGATGCCACAGCCATCGTGAACGCCTCCGGCTTGGCGAGGATCTTCGCAGCCCGGGACTCGGACAGGTCCTTGATGGTCTCGGCAGCGGTGATCCACGACTTGCTGATGAGGAAGTCCCGGCCAGCAGCGAGCAGGTCAGCCTTGGCCAGCAGCTCGACTACCTGCGCCTGCAACGTGAGCTTAGGCTCATCTGATGCCGCTGTAGGAACCACCTCGACGTCCACGGCTTTAGCCTGCGGTTGAGTAGCGAGGACCTGCACCGGGGAAGGCTGCGCGAAGTCAGCGATCTCCTCGGGTGTGTAGGTGCCAGTCACGACCTCCGGGCAGAGCATACGGACGGCCTTGGAGATCAGCCTCGCACGCATCATCTCCGCTGGGAACTTGGCCCATCCTGATCCACCACGGGCAGGGAGGAACCCGGCAGCCTTGGCGTCGTCAGCGGTGTAGGCCAACTCGATGTCATTGCCGTCGTAGATCCACTGGGCACGCGCTCCGAGAGCATCGAACTGCTTCCAGATCGCCTTGCCACCGCGTTCACGGTACAAGGCCAACATGGCATCTGCACGGAGCGATAGACGGCCTTGGATGACGTGGTAGTGCTTGGCCAGCTCCAGCGGTGGCTTGCGCTCCACGATGCACTGGAGAGCGAGGAGATTGCCCTGCTCCGGACGGTCTGCACCGAACATTCCAGAGCGGCAGATCCACTCACCCAACTGGGTAGCGGCTGCCATTGGGTCGGCCACCTTGTCGTAAGTGTGGACGGAGTTCTGTTGCGTGGTTACTGCGGGTAGGTTGCTCATTCTAGTATGTAGGTTTGTTGGATTGCTTTCTCGACCAGACTCTTGAGCTTGAATCCACCATCTCTAGCAAAGGCCACGAGCTTGGCGTGTAGCTTGGAGTCGATCTGCACGGTCTTGAGCGCGACCGGCCTGCGCGGTTTAGCTGTCACGGGTGAGTAGATACCACCCCGCGATGACCGCACAACACTTTTCTACAGAAAACTATGGCTTGAGCTGATTGATGCGCGTGATCTCCAGCGCACCGTACTGCTCCGGTACCCCAGCAAAGTCCGTGGCGATGCCCAAACCATCTCCAGACTGCGCTCGTTCCACCTGATAGCGGATCTGGTAGCTGGTCTCCTTCTTGGGGCTCACCAGTGCGTCGAGCGTGATGACACCCATGACGTTGCCAGCAAAGTGACCGTTGATGCTCCAAGCCTCGGTGGTCTGATCCGTGCCGTTCCACAACGCCAGCCGCGTGTTCAGCGTGTGATGGAAGACGAAGGTCGCCTTGATCTTGTACTTGCCCGGCAGGAGCGTGAACGTGTTCCCAGCCAGCCTCTCCACGGTCTCACCCTGATCGTAGGTGACGTCATTGATGGCCCGAGGGGTCCAATCCACCACCGTCTGGTCCGCAGTGTACGACGTCTGGTCACCAGTGATGGTGGTCATGTCCGCCGTGATCGCCATTGTAGCCGACCCACCATCCTCACCGGTGGGCAGCTCCATCGTGAGCACTGCATTACGCACCAGCAACCCGTCAACGTCGGACCGAAGCTTGTTGACGAGCGCGTTGGATGTCTTTGGATCGTAAGCCATGTTACTGTAGCTTTTTCTGGATCATCCGCTGGGCGTCATCCACGGAGCCGACTACGCCAGCCAATGAGCCATCTGGGGAGTATACCCTGAACTTGCTCTTTGTCTTGCCCGGCAGAATGCGGTAGCCGGACATGGAGTAGGCACCCGGGATGGATGGGTCGGGAACCGGGGCGGGCATGTACCGGATGTCCGGGCTGGTAGACTGAAATCGCTGAGAGAGAGGGATGATGTTGCCGGAATCGTCGCGGGTTACAGGGTCGGCGGATTTGATCTGGGATGGGTCGAAGGCAATCCATTCATCTGACGTTGCCCCCTTTCTAAAAGCTCCGGTGAAACCCTGTTTTTCAAGTATGTTTCTAGCTTCTTTCCCTTCTCTTTTTCTAAGAA